CGTCGTGAGACGTCCGTTCTTAGGAGCAGGTCCTAAGATGAACTACCTTAGTAGATCACCTTAGAACTGGTGTTCGCAAGAACATTGGATCTAAATTGATCGCGAGCATCCTGGCACCTACCACTTGTGGCAAGGCCCATGTTGTCTCAATCTAAGGGATTAACCCAAACCGTTGGTACTTTATGACGGTTCGAGCCTCACTCTGCCCTGGAATCGGCGTTGGGGAGAGTGGTCTGTGAAGACCACTGAAATCTTGCCCTTAGGCCTACCCGGCCTTTGGGACGATTCCCAAGTTTTAGGTCGTGAGACCTATTACCGACCTTATGGGTGGGCGTAACGGACGATACGCTTAGAAGACAGTAAAACCGAGTCCTGCTAGCCTTGGTAAGCTAACAGGAGCAGGTGTGGTGTCTTCGAGCTGACTTTGTCAGTTCGCGCCTAACCGTGGCACAGGAGTGATCCTGTGTGTAGGTTAGCGCTAGGCTAACGAGCCTGCCCCGCGGACCACCCGTACACCCAGGGTAACCTGGAAAGGGAGGGACCGAGTGAGATTCCCACTGTGGGGATTGAGGTCATGTAGCAAAGGCGATACGTTGCTGGAGCTCGTGCCCTCCTTCCCTGTCGGTGTGCGTCTAAAAGTAGACGGTGCCGTACAAGGCAAGCTGCTGTTACGAGGGAGAATTCTCTAGCACTCCTTCTCAGGTGGCGACATCTGAGTTGGAGACCATGCTTGTGAGACCTTACCAGGGTCTGATGAGTGTGGGCTAGGGAGGGGTCCCTACGAACTCATCTTGTAGTTGTAGGATTCCGTCGCGGGTAACCCCCGACTCTACCAATGAGCGCCTGCGGCCCGGCGGGGATATATATTCCCGTCCGGAAACCGAAGGTGAAACAGTTACTCCCAAAGGGGATTAAATTACTGTAAAGTAATGTCTTATGAAACTCCTAATCCAATCATTACGTATGAAAGGAGGTCGGATGCTTCTCAGACCTGTTTCATGGCGGCCAGATTTAAAAGTCTGGCGGCGCTGGCTGGGTCCAGGAATTTCCTGGATTCGGTTAGTGTCAGGTAAGGTGACACGCTCAAGAATCGTACAACTCTCGGTGTTTGCTAGCTCTTGTATACCAATTGCCAAGGGGGGAGGCCGTAATGGGCTGATCCTCTACTTGAAGACATGTAACACTGCAGTGATGCAGTCGTTACCTGGGGGGTTGCTCAGCAGTACTAGTCGTGAGATTGGTAAGGTTGCAGTAGCCCGGTCGAGGGATGGACTCCCTCGTATCATCCCTTCGTTCGCACGAAGGTTGATAAGGAACGGAGACGTTCTGACCATCCAGCTTTGGCTTACATTCTTCGGAATGTACCGTGTGATGCCTATGAAAGGGAAACCGAAGTTCTCTTCGATTACCTCTCCTGGGCCACGACTCGATTCCTCATTCCTTCGGGAGTGGGGGTCATTCGTGATCCAGTTCCTTCGGGAGCTGGAAACGCATACGGGGGAAGACATAGTACGGGCAACGGCGTCGGTACTAGAACGACCTAAACCATTCGTGATCTCAAGTATTTCGGCGGATCGCTTCGACGACCCTCGGCTGGTCAAGGAGCGGGACGCAAAGATTTTGGCAAAAGAACCTTTACCATGGTACCTACGCGGGTCACCCACCAGCTTCGCACATCGCTTCAGTTCCGCGAGGAACTGGGTGATGGGGGACTGGGCTGGGGTTAGGGGCAATCCATTGCTCCGATACCTCAACTTGGTTCCTGGAGGTGCGGGGACTACCAAGTCTCTGTACCGGTGCCTCGAGGAGGTGGCAGATTTCTACCACTTCGCTCGTTCGCACACGGCAGCTGAGCTGCCGAATGCTCACGGGTATGGAAAGAACGTCTGCGGGCGTTTGGCCCTACTTGAGGAAGCTGCTGGTAAGGTGCGCGTAGTTGCCTTAGCTGATTGTTGGACGCAATGGGCGCTGCGTCCGTTGCACGATTGGATCTTACATAAGATCCTCAGGGAGATTCCCAGCGATGGGACTTTCGATCAACTTAAGCCGGTCAAAAGACTGATTAAGAAGATCAAACCTGATGATATCGTATATTCGTACGATCTCTCGTCGGCAACGGATCGTATCCCGATTAAGATCCAACAACTGCTATTAGCAGGTGTGTTCGGGGCGAGATTTGCAGTAGCTTGGAAGTCTCTACTCGTTGGACGACCTTATGTCGTATCTAAGAGAGTGGCTAGGGAGAGAAATCTTCCGACACGCTTTCTTCGGTATGCCGTGGGCCAACCGATGGGCGCGTATAGCTCTTGGGCTATGCTCGCACTTACACACCATGCAATGGTACAGTTCTGTGCACGTCGCGCAGGCATCCAGGGTTGGTTTGACCTCTACGCGGTGTTAGGTGATGACATTGTTATCGCTGATAGCCGTGTGGCATCCAAGTACCGTGCCTTGTGTAAGACGTTGGGGGTTGAGATTGGGCTCGCGAAGAGCTTGGTCTCACGAGGTAAAACCCTCGAATTCGCTAAGAAACTCTTCTTCCAAGGAGAGGAACGCAGCGGATTACCTCAGAAGTTCTGGGCAGCCGCTCAGTCTTCTTCCGGCGTTGCCTGTGCACTCGCTGCATGGGTAACCCGGGGAACGCTCGGCAACTTCGTACGGGCTCTTGGAGTAGGTTTCAAAGCCGCATCAGGGGTGTCAAGTGCACGGTGGACAGCGATGAACACTAGGGTACTGGCACTCTGCGTATCTTTGACGAATCCGCTCGTTGGTAACCGTTTCGCGTTCAAAACATGGCCTGAATGGTTGTGGAGCGAGTCAGCTGACACCTCCCGTCCGCTTAATACGGACTTGCTGGCCCAGCTTACGCCCTTCTGTACTGCTGTACATAAGGCGGTCATTGAGCCTGCGAGAGAGTCGTTGGAAGCCCTCCAAGAAGATTTATTCTTCACGGAGAAGGTGGAAGACACAGCCTCTCGTTTGGTAGATGTCACAACCAATAAGGCGATAGTTGAAGCGGAACGAAGCATCGATCTGGCTTCGAAATCCCTTCGTCATCTTCAGGGACTTAACATCAAGATGAACTTGGTGCAAATCTCAGCTATTATCACGCAGGTATGGAGATCTGCGGATAAGGCGGGATTGGTCCCCCTACCTTCTACGAAGGCAGGAGTACGAACTGAGATTGACCCTTACCGTTTAAGGGTAAGCGATTTGCTTCGGCAATGGCGGCAATTGCGCCGGTTACTCTCAGTAGCAGCCCCGAAGGGGCCCTCGGAACAAGATGCCGATTCGGAACAATAAAGGGCGATTGACCTGGGATGGCACCTGGGTCTCTAAGTCACCTTCCACCAAGATACCGGTTACCCTACGGGGTTTTCCGGTAAAATAGTTGAGAGCATCCTTAGCTCCATGGCACCGAGAAACTCAG